GTGTACTCAGCTCCTGAGTCTGTCACCAGTTGGCCTATAGCAGTCACGTTAGAGGTGTTCAAGTCTGTGTTGGTAGCGTGTTTAGTGACCCAGCCCTTACGAGCACCTACACGCCCATACTGGTCAATAACACAGTTAACAGCAGTTAGAGCAAAGCCAGAAGCTAAGTCTAAGGAGCTATCCTGACTATTTAATCCGTAAAATCCCGGTGCAGTAATCGAAAAAGTATTAATTTGCTGTGCCATTATATTTTTCCACGTAGTCTATAGCCCTTGATAAGATTTCTTTTGAATCTCTAAACTTACCAAGAGCTGTGTTGCAATGATGACAAAGTAAACCGCGAACTTCTCCCGTAGTATGACAGTGATCTACAAAAAGTAAACCCTTAAACGCCTCTGTTTCGTCGCATTTACAGATAGCACACTTATGGTCTTGTTCTTTTACTTTATTGTTGTAGTCTTCAAGTGATAAGCCGTATTCTGTCTTTAACCAGTATCTACGCTGTGTTAAAAACCAATCTTCTGAAGACATGCTGGCTTTCTTAGCCTGCTGTTTAGACTTCTTACAAGATTTGCAGGTCCATGCGTAGCCTCTCGTTTTACCTGTAGCAAGAGGAAACAGACTCTCATCTTTCTCCTCCTTACACGAAGAACAGCTTAGGCTCATACAGCCTCCCAAGCATCTTCCTCAACATAACGTGAACTCTCAATAGCGATAGCGTCTGCCAAGGAAGACTTATTTAAACCAAGCATCCTGAGCTGCAAGCATATTAGATTGCTGACTACCAAAGTTAGTACCGTAGTTCATAGGAGTGCTTACGCTGCCGCCCATGCCGAACATACCGCCTGTCAGCGCACCTAGAGCCTGATCACCCATCTTATCAAGTCCACCAAGAGCAGCTGACCAAGGACTCCAAGAGTTAGCAGAGAACTGAGCTTGAGAAGCTGGAGCAGCAACACCGAGTCGCATCTGAGCAGCACGTTGATTAGCAGCAGTAGCTGTGTTACCGATGTCCATACCAAGACCAAGAGCTTTTTGGCCTAAGTTTTCAATGCCTGTAGCACCCGACAAAGCAGTCTGCATAGGGCTGTAACCTGCTGTAGCAGCCTGAGCACCTAAGCCAAACAAACCTGCACCAAACTGAGTCTGATCCATTCCTGCTTGTTGTGCTCTAGCAGCCAACTGCATATCCTGCATAGCTTGAGCATTCATAAGAGCTTGCAGTTCAGGGTTAGCTGCACCCATGCCACCGCCTTGAGCTACAGCAACACCGCCACGACCTGTATTGAACAAGTTCTGTGTCAAACCTGCTTGAGCCTGTTCACGCCCGGGTTGCAACAAAGCCTGCTGCTGTGCCATGTAGTTCTGAGCAGCCTGTTCAGGAGACTCAGCGAGATACTGCTGACCTAGATTAAACAGACCCTGAGCACCTTGCAAGCCTTGTCCAGCCAAGTCCATGCCTATGCCACCTGCTTGCCCTAACAAGCCCTGCTGCATCGCTTGCATCTCAGGGGTTAGTTCATAACCTGCTGCTGTCAGTGCTCCTGTAGTGGGATCGACAGTGTAGTTACTCTGACCGAAGGCAGTTGTAATACCTACCGGACGAAAGCGAGAAGAATCAAACGCTGTCTGTCCTGCTGCCCGTAGTTCTGCTGCTTGAGCCTGTGCTGCTTTCTTGGCTTTGTTACCACCAATGATGCCGCCAATTGTTCCTAAAAGTCCCATGTTATTTCTTCCTAGTATTTAACAGATTGGTTAAGCTGTGCGTTTCCACATAGCAACGGTGACATACGGCTGGAGGTTAGCATTAGTTCCACTAGAGCCTGTTGAATCTGTAGTCCCTGTGAATGTGTGTGTATGCGCTCCTGCTAATGCTGTTGGAGAAGATGTTCCCGGTTGTGTGTTATCTCCATCATTACCTGAGATATAATCTCCTGCTGTTGCGCTATCAAAAGCATGAGGAATAGCGTGCTGGTGTTCTCCATTACTAGCCGTTGTTCCACTAAAAGGATGTGTATGAGAGACAACAACAGCATCCTTGCTACCGCCTGTTTCTTCCAAGGCATCAAACAATGTATCACTTCCGTTCAAACCTACCAAGACACGGCCTGCACCGAAAGCTGCCCAAGTGCCAAAGCCAAGCAATGTACCGGGGTTAGTCGTTACGCCTGCGTTGATGTAAATAGAACCAACCGGATAGAGAGCCTGCAAAGCTGTCACTACGAAGGCAGTAGAAGCAATCTGTGTGTTAGCTGTTCCAGCCGAAGCCGTAGGAGCCGTTGGAATACCTGTCAGCGCAGGGTTGATTAGATCAGCCTTGGTTGCTACAGCAGTTGCAATGTTATTAAACTCAGTATCGAATTCTGTACCTTTAACAATCTTTAGAGGATTGCCAGATGCCAGCGAGTCCTTACTGGCAAAGTTGGTACTTTTAACGTAGTCAGTCATGATTATAGAATCTTTCCATTTTTAGCTTGAATTTCAATCTTTTGGATACTGAGAGCAGAGCCGTTAATGTCAGCTTCGTATCCTGTTTGAATAACTTTACCTGCTCCTGTTGGATAGGCAGTTAATGTCTGGAGAGATACTCCATCTGCGAATACCGTCCCTACAGTATTATACTCTGAAATTCCAAATTGTGCAACCCCCTGAGCAGGTATTTTTACGTTTTGAGCAGAATAATTCTCCTTAAAGTCGTATCCCCACTTAATAGTTAGAAACTGATCAGAACCTCCAATCACAACTACCGATAGTTTCTTCAATACAGAAGCTACTGAAGGAGCATTTAAGTCAGTGTGGTTGGTAAAGTATTGGAAGCGATAGAAGGAACCATTATCTTGGTATCCTGAGTATTGTCCAATGTAACCTGCCTTACCAATCAATAAACTCTTATCACGAAGATAACAGAAACTCTTAGGTTCAATATTATCCCATGTGGTTACTCTTGCTGAACCATCCTGCAAAGTTGCTTTCATGTCAAAGCAGTAAACTGTTCTGAGGCTAGGTAAAGACAACAGGTAGAAAGATTCAAAAGGGCTATACACTGATTTGAGTGTGGAAGCTACTTCGCCTGCTACGCCTGCCATCAAATCATTGCGTACATTCTTAGACAAGTCACGAAAGGGTGCTGACTTCTCTTGAATGGTTCTGAGGACGCTACGAACACCTGTATCGGACAAGAAGATAACATCTGACCCTGTATTCTGGATGGTGTCTCTAGCGATACAACCAATCCCTGTTGTGGAGTCAGAGAGCTTGAACACTCCAGCAGAGAGTACATCCTGAGCACCTGAGTACACCAAGATATTGTTCTTACCAAAGATAAACAAGAAGCCGTTATGAGCAGCCAGTCCTGTGATGTTATCAGCACCGTTAGGCCACACTGAAGATACATCAATAGAGCCTGTAGAGCCGTTAGCCCACTTGTGACCAGAGAGGATGTCTGACCAATAGATGACAGTCTTCTCAGTGCTTGTATCTGCTACCCACAGCCTACCGTAAGCAGACAGAACAATGTTAGCTGGAGGTACTGTTCCTGTGTATCCTGTCTTCTCAGAGACTCTACGATACGTTGTAGTGCTCACAGCAGGGTCAAATACCAATGGATCATGTCCTAGCTGGAACAAGTACAGAACTTCATTCAAAGCAGCTATCTGCCAGTTACTAGCCGTGATCGTAGGAGCTGTGCCACCACCTCCGTAGGTCAGCATAGTGAGGGTACTACCTACCAGCTTAAACAGCTTGTTGTTGCCTGCTGCCACAGTGTACTCAGCTCCTGAGTCTGTCACCAGTTGGCCTATAGCAGTCACGTTAGAGGTGTTCAAGTCTGTGTTGGTAGCGTGTTTAGTGACCCAGCCCTTACGAGCACCTACACGCCCATACT